TACATAGTCCTCCGGCACGGAGATCGTGATGGAATCATCATCTACGAAAAAGTGGGCGCTTGCCACAGGATTGAGCGGCTTCTGGAAGTACTTGCCGTTGCTGGTGTCGGAATCCCCGTCGTTGGCCGTGTAGTGCATGACAATCCACTCAACGTCCCCGCCGCGCTTCGTGCCGTAGTTGGCTCGATGGGCCAGCATCGTTTTAATTGGTACCATCGCCGTCACCCACGTGCGCCGCGTCGGTCAGACCTTCGGCCAGCAGATAGCCAAGCACAGAAGCGCCCTGCATGATGACGCCCGTTACCATCTGCGCCGTGTTCTCTGCGCCGCCAAACGCCAAAATCAGGCCGGACACAAAACCGGCCACGGCCACCCACAGCTTCCGAGAAGTCAATTTGCGTTTCCAATCAATTTTCATGGTATGTAACTCCTTTCAGTCCTTGAGCACGATCTCTAAAAACCGTGCCTTTTCCTCTGCCGTATACGTTTCCGGCAAACTCTTGATGTACTTGATTGCGTATTTGCTGCGGTTCTCGTTCTTGGCCTTCCAGAGGTAAAAGCCGCTGCAAGCCGTGGTCTCCGCGATCAAGGCCAATGTGATCTCCACCAGCGGCATACCAAAGGCACAGAGAATGACCAGAATCGCACTCGCAATGCCGCTTCCAAGCAGCCACTTCTTTGAGAACTCCATCACACAATCCCCGCATGAGCCAGCGCAAAGCCGACCAGCGCCCCAACAATGGCCGTCACGACCGCCTTGACCAGCGCCTCCCATTTCCCGCCCGGAATGGCCTTGAGGCTCTTCACATCGTCCTTGATCTCGCTGACATTGGCCTCGATTGTCTCCTGCTTCGTCGCCAGCACCTCTACCGAGGTCGCCAGCTGATGCAGCGCCCGGTTATCCTCCTCTAAATCATTGATGCGGTGCGTGTTGCTCTTAGAGCGCTGGTCGATCTCCACGATCTTTGCCTGAATTCCATCATCCATATTCTTTCTCCTTATTTCGGTTTTCCAACGACGTACTCGACAATGTAAGTTCCGGATACACGGCAGATTTTAACTCGATCTCCCGCACTGAATGTAACGGAAGTGTTGCATTTATAGTGCTTTGCGGTTGCCTCTGTCTGCCCGTCAAAGATCAGAGACAGTCCATCGGTATACTTTGCGCCAACGGTCGCAAGCATAAATTCAGGTTGTGGCTTCTGCGCCGTTTCGTCTGTATCAAAAAAACTCGTTACTCCGATCATGCAATCACCGCCCTCTTTGCCGTATGCTTCATCATGCTTCCTTCTTTCAGCTCGATATACCATCCGGTTTCTTCGTAGATTCCGCCGATGGTCGGATGATCGATTGCAATAACATCCCCGATGCCGTGCCCTGGCTCCGCCAACGACTGAAACGTGATCGTCTTCGTGCCGAGCATGGATTGATTGCGGATGTTTTCGACATACGCCTGCAACGCAGATTGACTGGCGATATTATCAACCTTTACAACCTTTGTGATCTTCTGGCCACGCTTGAACGTGGAAATAGAACTCGATGGATTATCATTCTCTGCTCTGGCGACCATAGGCGCGTCTAAATCCGGGTTTGAGCAAATCGCAACAAACACATTCGGTGCATCAAAAAAGTCGTTCTCTTGGCTCGCTGAAAGACCGACAGGGGCGCGAAAACGAATATCTGTCGTGCTGTACTGGTGATCAATATTCGATGCGCTCGGCGTCTCATGCGGCGTCAGACGCGCCACACCGTTTGCATCAAACCAAATGGGATCATAATTGATCTCATCAAGCAGCGCGTTACAGATTGTAAGATAGTCAGTTCCAATTTGCCAGTCTTCCCGGTCGGTTTGTAGCGTCGCTTCAGATGGTGTCGCAATCACAAGAGAAATCCCGGCCTCCGTCAGCATTTGCCGGACGATAGTTATGTACGACGAGCCAGCGGAAAAATGCTTGATGCCTTCCGTTTTGATCGTGGACAGTTTCCAGCTCCGATCGTATGCTTCAATCGCCACCCAGCGCCCGTCTTCTTCGGTCGTTTCCTTGTACGTCGTGATGCGGAAAATTCCCAATGAGTTTTCCGCGCCATTGATGGAAATTGTGGGTTGCAGCTCATCAGATAGATAGTTGATATTTGGATCGTAAAGAAATGTCCCCGCAAAACTCGATTTGATTTTTGCGTTTTTATCCGTATATACATTTGGAGCAGAATCGCGTTTCCAGCGGAGGGACGCATAATGCGCCCCATTCCGCAAAACATTTACAGAGAAGGAAATGTCACGAATCAATGTCAATCTCCTCCTCGTACTCGATTTGTGTCACCATGAACGAATACACACTCTTGTATTGGTTGACCTTTCCCGAAACCTCATTCAGATACCCGATGCAGCCTCCCGACGGATGCAGTTTCAAACAAACCAGATGTCCGATCATGCCCTCGAACTTCTCGGCGCTGTCTCTGTTTAAGAATACGACATTCCCGTCATAGGTCGCAGTTTTCGCTTTACTGCGCTCCGCAACGGGATATGTGTACCCGGAAAGTCTTACCTCTGCAATCGAGCGGCTAATACTTCTAGTAACCGGCTGATTGGTCAGGCCGCTGTGCTTCATGGTCAGCCATTCTCCGGCGTCCATATCATACAAGACGTTGTATTCCGGCGTGACCGAGACAGAGACTTCGGCAGAAACGCCGTAATAATCGTTGTCCGAATAGCAGCCGCGCACCTGATATGTGCAGGCGCCAATCGCCATGTTATCCACATATCCGGGATCTTCCGCCTTTGCAATCGGTGTCCCGTCCCGGTATACAATGTAAAAATCGTAGTTGCCAGAATCCACCCATGCAAGCGTTACTGCGTTTTCGGTACTTGCCGTCAGCGTGATCGCGCCGCCCGGTACGTTTGCGACCGGGAGCGCCGCCGTGCCCCACGGCGACCAGAAGCCGTATTCGTTTTGCACACGGACGCGCACCGTGTAGCTGCCATCGGCCAGATAAAACGGTGCCTTCCACGTCTTCCCGGTTCCGAAGCGCGTGCCGGAGGCATAGACGCCGTCAATCTCGACTTGGTAGGCTTGCTGCTCCGTTGTCTGCCATGAAACGGACGGTCTAGGCGTGGCCGATTGGACCAAGATCACAGGAGCATCCGGTGATCCGACACAAATAAACTCTGCGGCAGAACTCCAATCACTTGCGACACCGTCGCCGTTGTAAGTGCGCACTCGCCAGAAATGCGTACCCGTTTCGATACTGCCTGCTGCTGCGGTGTAATATGTATCCGCGCCAGTCACCGTAGCCAGCGCCGTCCAGACCGTTCCATTGTCCGAAATCTGCAATTCGGCTTTCGTTTGCGGCGTACCGGTTGTGATAACGTGAGCCCAGCGGAAAACAGCATCCGCATTTTTATCGACAATGTCATTGACAGGGCTAATTGGAACGGCTGTTGATTTCTCATCCTGCAGGGTGATAGTCAACCATGCGTCCGCAGTGCTGGTTTGGCCATTATTGCTGGTGATTTTAGGCCGAATCTGAACTTTCGATTTTCCTGAAAATGTACCAGCTGGGATTACAAGTTGCTGGGCAGCGCCGTTGGCCATTTGTATTTCCTGCTCAGAAGTAGAGCCTACATCACGCCAAATGACGGAAATACCTGTCTGATAAACTTCTGCATAGCAAAGTCCAGATTGTGTTGTCGGAACAGATAATTCGATGTCGGCCCCGGCTGTTTTAGATATGGTTTTCCCGCCGAAATTTGACGCCCATGTATTTGCATACATTTTCACAATATCAGAATCATCAATTGTCAGGGTCAGTTTCGGCTTATATGCGCCAGATGGTGTGTAGACAGAAAATTTCCCAAATCCAGAGCGGAATTCCACGCCATTTATAAATACAATTCGATGGTAGATGTACGTTGGGTTTTTCACCAATGCCAGTGACACATTGCCAGCCACAGTAAAATTGGGGGAAGTAGCTGTTCCCGTCCCGCGACTTGGCATATTGAAAAAAGTTACGGTATTGACATCATAGCCTTTATCCATAACTCCGCCCTGAAATGTGCAATACCCAGTATATGACGGAATTTCCGTTATAGAAGCTATATACAGTTCCGCAGAGATATAAGAAATTCTGTTATACTTCCACGAATAATTCCCATTCGTAGAAAATTTACAAAAAAGCCTGTTTCCCCCAGAGAGAAGCACACTTGAGCTTGTATGGTCATTTTTGGTCGTGTCGTTTTCGTTGCAGAATGCAAACACATCCATTTGCAAGGTTTGCGTGCTCATCCTGTCGCACCTCCCATCCGAACCACTCTGCGGCGCTCCTGTTTATAACCCATATTAGCCGCCTCCCATTCTGCTGGTTCTGCGCTGATTTTGCGCGATGTTTACAACATCGTTAAATTGCTGCACGTTTGACGAATCAATGTTGATGTTGTAATTATTCGTCGTTGAATTGCTCGCCGAGTAAGGCACATACTTCCCGGTTCCAGCCTCAATGTAACCACCAGTTCCAGTCCATCCGCCTGCGGATTCGCTATAAGACGTGCTCTTGAGCGTATCTCCATAGACAACCTTCTGATAGGTAGATAACTGGCCCTTCGAAACATTCATACCGAGTGCCGTGCCGATCCGGTTGAAATCCCATGTAAAAATACCGGCTACGACGTTCGCAGCATCAGCAATTAACGCGAGCACTTTTGCGACAGGATCAAGAGCAACCTTCAATGCCGGGAGGAAAGTCACGATCAGATCTGCGAGCGGGTCGAGCAATCCAACTGCAATTTCGAGGATCGATCCGATTGCCTCAATGAGGCCAGAATCGTCAAGGGCCTTTGAGACTTTATCGATAAACTGCATGCCTGCATCCATAACCTTTATGAATGTTGGGGTCAGTTTATCGAGGAAATTGTTTTTCAGTTCTTGGAACTTCTCGCCGAGTTTCGCAGTCGATTCCTGCAGCTTCACCTGATTTTCGCGTGATTTGATTACCTGCTCGTTATTTTTGTAGAAAGAATCCGCCGCATCGGAATATGTACCGGACAGGGTATTCATGATCAGGCTGTTCCGCTCCGCCTCGCCGGAGCAGTTCGCAAGTGATTCATTGAAGTCATCCTCGGAAATACCGGCCCAGTTCAACGCATCCGCCAGAACGCCCGTAACCTGTCCAACCTTTGCCGTCTCGTTTGCGGCCTCAATAAGTCCGTTGATGGGCAGCGAATCACCGAACGTGCCGTTTACGCCAGCGGCGATATTCGTCCACGTTGCGAAATCTTCTTGGTTGCGTGCCAGTTTCGCCATGAGCTGCGCTGTTTCTGTGGCGGTATCCGTGTCACCGAGGATTTTGTAAAGGCCAGTATAAGCCTCCTGTGCCGTCTCAGCACTATATCCGGCAGTTTCAAAGGCGGCGTTCAGTTTGCCCTGTGCAACACGATATTCCTCCGTAACATCGATAACCTTACTAATTCCAGCGATGACCGCTGTCGTGGCTGCTGCTGCAACAGCAAATCCCTTCGCCGCAGTTTTCGCCGCTTTCCCGACATTATCCTTCCACGACGACACTTTCTTCTTCGCGGAATCCATTCCATCATCCACGCCGGATGAATCGGCTGTGATCTTCACCACAATATCCAGTAAATTCATTCTGCCACCACCAATCCACAGCGCCGCACAATATCAGCTGTAATTTCCTCGCAAGAGCGCGTGTCTTCTTTCTTCGGACGCAATATTTCATCAAGATCCGACTGCATATACCGTCCGCCCACAAGTTTTGCAGTGTTCTCTGTTAAAGCTCTGGCACAGCGCGAAATATAATCATCAAACAACCACTTTTCCCTCCGCTGCCGAATCAAAACGGGCAGGAGTCGAATGAGTGCGGGCGCTGAAATTTTCGGCGCATCCAGAAGGGAAAGTGTTACTCTTTCCCCTCCGATACGCACGATGAGAAAAAATCAATGAGTTCCTTGTCCTGCGCGATCTCCCGGATTTGCCGCAGCGTCTCCACAATCTTCTGCGCCCTGATGTCATCAACATTTTTTTCATTCAAAACTGCAAGGATGCCAAACACATCTTCTCTATGGTTTTTCAGAAGCATCGGTACCCACTGGCTGACGCGATTTGCCGCCATTGCATATTTCTCTGCAACGGTTTTCGCTTCCTTTGTGTTGAGTTTCAGGGATGTGATGACATCCTCGTCGCTCGTGATATTGAGCAGGAAAACGGAAATCTCGCACAGCACATCCGCCGCGCGATCCGTACTCAGTTCAGAAAGTTTCATGTTTCCTCCTTATGCGTCCGCCTCGCCAGCTTTGATGTAGATTTCATACGGAACTCTGGTCTGCTCCGCCATTGCGAAGTGTGCCGTGTACTCAAACGCAAACTGGCCCTTTTTCTTGTCGCTGGTTTTCATCTGGAATCCGCCGGTAGAGAGTGCGTTCATCATGTGGATTGCGATGAAGCCGCCCTTCTGCTCGCCGTTTTTTTCAGAATAGTCACCGACGATCCAAAGATCATCGAAATCAGAATCGGCCAAATCAAGACGCGGAACGATCTTCGTAGAATCCTGTGCGTCAATGTCCGCCGTAGCAATCAGAGACTTCGCAACGGCGGCGGACATGGTGACAAACGTGCCGCTGGCCTTCGCCTCAATGGATTCCTGACGCTTCAGTTCCTTCATATTCTTGGGGCAGTTGTCAACGTCATCACCATAATCGGAAAACGTCGGCATAGCGGTGAACGTGACACCTCCGGTTGTCGCGCCGAGCTGGTCAGCGGCTTTGAACGTGCCAGAAGCCGGGGTGAAATCTTTCAGAATGATGCCCGCATTGATCTGAAGCTGTTTGAACGTATCGGCGGGGATCTTCGTAAACTTTGCCATATAAAATCAGTCCTTTCAGTTGGGTGTGATAAATTCGGCGGTGATATTGAGATACCGCCGTTTGACGTTTGGTTCAGAATCGTCTTTAATCGCCTGGCACCACGGAGTGCCGCGTTTCAGCCAAATCGCGCCCTCGTCGCAAGAAACAAAAACGCCTCCCATTCCAATAGCGTCCGCAATCTCCTGTGCCTTTGCATTTGGGGTAGCTTCGCTCTCGGTGTAATACCAGAGGTTTACCGTGATTGATGCTTCTCCGCTGTCCCACGCTCCGAGAATAAGGTCATAGGTCAACCACGGAAAAACGGCGTCCCCCGGCACGGAGGACGCCGGATAGGCGGGGAGAAACTGGCCGAACCATGCGTGTAATGCTTTATCTTTCGTCATGCCGGTAACTCTTTCCTTTCCGCCGTAAAATATTTTAGAGTGAAACTTGCGGAACGTGGCGCTTGCTTTTCTTCCGGGTTTGACGTTACTCTGTACGTCGTACCGGTTTCTGTGTCCCGGAAATAGTCGCCGTACTCAATCGGCACAGCCTTGTCAACGAGCGCCGAGTAGACGCTTGTAACGCCCTCTTTCTCCGCACGGCGAGATTCCATCGACGTGTCCAGCGCTTGATAGTTCGAAAACGCCGCGCCCTCCGTCCATGTGGTAACATATCCACCAGCACCGTCCGGCTCCCTGTGTTTCTCCATGAGCACGCAAGGGCGGGCGAAGTCATTCAAAAGGCTCATAATTTCCTCCACTGATTCAATCTGCTGCGGAACGCGCTCTGCCACGTCACTGCACCGCCAGTTTTCTCATCCGTCGCCCGTGAGTAAGAATACCCGCCGAACGATTCCGAGCTATACGGTGACGCTGCTGTGTCGCCGTTCTTGCCCTGCCATGCCTCGATTTCTGCGTCAAGGGACAAGACGGACGGCGGTATTGCAAGTGCCCACACAGCGCCGTCAAACGCCTCGTCCGTTAACCCATAGGCTGGGTATTGATGCACACCGTCGTTGAACGTCGAGCCAAGAATCCTAAAATACTGTCCTTCCCGAAGAAAAGGAAGCGCAATACTGCCATTTTCTACGGTGAAGGTTCCGGCATACCGTTCACGGTCAAACCAATTCCTCAAATGTCCGCATAATTCTGTCAGCATTGCGCCCCTCCTAAATTACTTTACGGTAACGGTTGCGTTGCCGGATTTAAGCGCGTGGAAGTTGCCATCGCACTCAACAACAGTGACCTTGTGGCCGCTCGTGATGGTGAGATCAGACTTGCCATCCCAGTCATTCCAGCTCTGCACGTTCTCTCCGTATACAACGATGGGAGCCGTGGTTTCCGCCGACTTATACTTGTACTTGTTGCCCTTGGCGGCCTTCGCCGGGGAGACCGTCAGCTTTGTGTCGCCGGTAGCGGTGCCAGCTGCGGACGTCACGGTCAGCGCGCCAAGTGTACCGTTGTCGATCGAGCCGACAACAACACCATCAAGGCGCTCTGCAAACAGCACCATACCATTGACTACCGTGTCAGAGGCGGTCATGTTGGTATAGTCCGGCTGTTCATGGATACCGATATATCCGGTAGCGTCGGAAGTAAACGCAAACGCTTCGTTGAGGTCGGCGCCATTGACCGGGATGTAGTAGAGGACGATGTTGTCCTTGGCGGTGGCGTAAATCTTGCCCTTCGGGACGCTGGAATTGAGAATCACCGTGCCGAGGCCGAGGAAGTTCTCGACGTAGGTCATGCCGAACGCGGTCTGAAGCGTGATGTTCGCGCTCGCCAGATAGTCTGCGACATCCAGCGGATTGAGGAAGTAGACCGCGCCGATCTCGTCGTCCTCAAAGAGCACCTGAAGGTTGCCCCACGCCTGCGCAAGCACGCTCTGGAAGTCCTTACCGGACACAGCGCCGGAGCCGGTCGCGAGGAAATCGAAAAAGCTCTTACGGATGCTGCGCTGCACATCGCGGAGCATTTCGGTAGTAGTCATTTCGACTGCCTGATCGTAACCGCGATCGGTGATTGCCTCGGCGGACGTGGCCTTGCGCCACTTTTTGAGGGTGATCTCAGCATAGTTCACAGGCTCGACTTTGTAATGAGACAGCGGGATGGTCTCGCCCTCACCGACATCGCCGCTCTGCAAAGTACCGCTGGCCTTGTAGGCTTTGAGCACGGTACCAGCCTGCTTTGGAATCTTTCTGGTCACGCCGAGCGCCTCGACGAGCTTCTTGATGGAATAGCCGAACTGATCGACAAACTCCATTTCGCGCTCACGCGCAAGATCATTTTTCTTGATAAGGTTAGTTTCAGCCATATACAGTCTCCTTTACTGTTCGTTTTGCAGGAGCTTGAGACGTGCCTCTCTGCGGGCCTCTCTGTCCGGCAGCGCCGCGATTTCCGCTCTGGTCATCGTCTCGCCTCCAACGTTATTGGGCGGGTTCTTTGTGTCCGCGCCTTTTTGATCAGTTTTTACAATAAAATCGGCCCATTCTTTCTCGATGGACGATTTCAGCGTATCAGCGCCTTTGATTTTCCCGTCTTCCAGTTCGACCGTGTCCAGATCAGTCACTCGCATAACCGCGTCGAGACGTTTGTCGCTGATACCGGCAGCCTTCAAAAGTTCACGATACGCGGATTCCTTCGCGCTTCTCGTTTCCTTTTTCGTCTGCTCTTCCTTGTACTCGTCAAATTCCCTTTTGACTTTGTCGTGCTTGTCCTTCCAGCCGTCATCACCTTTGGCTTTCAGGTCTTCCAGCTCCTTCTGCACGCCGGGGAGCTTTTCGGCGTCCGCCTTGTACTTCGACAGCTCGCCTTTCAGGCCATCGACTGTGTCGGAGTGTGCCTCAATGATGGTGTCCATCTGTTCCTCCGTCAGCCCCATGCCTTTAAGGAGTTTTCGGGTAAGTGCCATTGTTCAGTCTCCTTTTCTTCGGTGCCGGTTCCTCGGCACGACTGTTGTATAAAACCGCAGTGCTTCGCGGTGTTTACCGGTTGCTCCTATAATTTTAAGGCAAAAAAAGTCCGCAACGCCCACAATAGTGGGTGTGCGGAAACTTTTTCTGCTATTACGCATTTTCAAGCGCATTTTTAATGATTTCCCTATACTCATCCGCGTGGTCATTCAGTGAAGGCTTCAGAAACGGTTGTGCTTTATTGCCGCGCGTATAATGCCAATTTCCTTTTGCATCCTGATACACCCACGGTGTTTGCCTGCCTCCATCATAATAGATGCCCGTTCCAAGTTCAACGTAAGCGCCATATTCAAGCGGTGTTCCGACGTGAACAGCCTTTTCAGATGGGTACACCTGATGCGTTATGCTGTTGCGGAGCGCACCAGTATCAACTGGGCAGAGCATCGCGGCGTATGATTCGCACTGAATCCCGCATGTTTCAAGTGCGCGGAGCAGAGCTTCTGAAATTTCCTGTCGAACTTCTTCGCTATGATCATCGATTTCGATTTGCAGACTGTCCGCTTCCATTTTTCTTCATCCGCTCCCATTCCTTGTATGTGATATTATCCACGACGACATTTTGACCATTTTCGTCCCGGATGCGACGTTTTGCGCGGAACTCTACGCCGTTCACAAGCTGGATCATACGGCAACGGCAATTATAAACCTCTGCAGGCTTTCCGCGCGGGTCACCGGGGAAGCGACAACCATTTGAAAAAACATCATCATAGTCAACCGTCTCTCCGTCGAGATGCGCATGCGAACGACGCGTTCTTCCGTCAAGCGTGGCGACCCACTGCTTCTTTATTTCGACCCCCATTTTGTGTGCGGCCTCGCACGCATCCTGACGCCCCGCATTCTGCGCACCAGTTACAGCTGTTCTTGCCGTTCTGATCGCAGATTCTCTATCCATTGTATAGATTCTGGATTGGAGATCGTCCGCGATCCCGCCGATGCTCTTTCCTTGCAGGATGGAGCTTGTCACGCTGGCCGTGATCTGCCTGCGCCCATACGCAAGATCAATGCCGCGCTTTACGGCCCGTTTTGGTGGGTAGTATGGCATAAGTTCTGGATTCTCGATAAGGAGCCGACGCACCGTGGCTTCATTCCACAAGGTAAAATCCACATTTGCGCCTGTCTGCTCGATCTGATACGCCGAATAATTCCGGTTCAGAGAATAGATGCCCGGTGTCGCATCGTTGACATACGCAACGGCGATCTCATGTGCTTTCGTAATTCTCTCGGCACATTTATCGCGAAGCGCCGAAAATCGTTTTCCGCGCCCTATTTGCGCCAGCCTCCATTGTGTGTATTCCTGCTGCGTGATCTCGCCAGCCTCAACACGTTTTTTCTCTGCTTCGTCCCGCAGACGGAATTGTTCGAAATATTCCTTGATGGTTTTATCAAGCTCGCGCTGTGCGGCACGGTAAGCAGATGAAATTTTTTTTTCGAGCTTCTGAAGCTCTTTGTCCGTCATTTTATGCCCGTAGTCCACCGCACGCCTCCATTGTCAATTTCCGCCGAATAGCGATTTTTTATGCCTGTTCCTGCCAGCCTGCCGGATATGCTGTGGGCGAATACACGTTCGCGTCAATCAGGCTGATATAGTGCTTGCCCTCAAACGTAACCTTGTCGCCCTTTTTGTACGCATCGTGTGCCCCGGTCGGCTGTACAAATTCAGGCCATTCATCCAGTGAAACGGTCACAAACAGCGCCGGTGTGATATCCGGCGTCCAGTCTGCCTGTGAGGTATGCGCCTGAACCACGCGATATAGCACATTCTTATATTGCAGCCGCTCATCGACCGCATAAGCATGGCCTGTCACCCACTGGGGAAACAGCTCCACTGCTTGCAGCGCGTCTGCATCCGTCAGACTGGCTGAAGCCTTGACGATATAGGGGCGCAATGCTCTAGCTCTTTCTGTATATGTCATGCTTCTTCCCCCAATAGAATCTTGGCCGCGTTTTCTGCATCCGTCAGCGGCATTGCCGCGCCCATTTCCTCATAGCTGCCCTCCGGCTCTGTGCCTTTCAACAGCTTGCCCGCCAGTCGGAACACCGTGTCAGAAAGTGCCTGATACGCCTTCCCGTCCTCGTTTTCTGTCGTAACTGCCATCTTCGCACAGAAGCCGTCCGCTTCGCTCTTTTCACATAGGATATAAAACCCGTCCGGATGATAGCGGATGGGGACGACGCTGTCTGCGTATCCGGCAAAAGTGTTTTTGCTTGTAATTCTGTACATATTCGTTCTTGCTCCTTTCTGGATTAAAAGCAGAAGCCGAAGGCCACGCCACGGGCACGGCTGGCGTAGTTATTGTTCGCGTCGCCGCTGCTGTTGACCAGGCAGAAAGACGCGGAGTAGCTGGCATTCGGCGAGCGCTCCCACCAGCGGTCCGCAGAGCCGTTCCACTTCTTCGCCTTGCTGTTGCCTGCCTTGTAGTAGTCGTACTGCGTGCCTTCGCCTGCCGCCGAGTAGCTGGTCGAGCCGAAGATTTCGACCTCGCTGAGCAAGAACAGCTTGTCCGCCGTGGTGTTGATGGTGCTGCTCTGGCTGCCCGCCGAGGTCAGCTTGTCCACCTCCCGGATGCCATTTTGTACCTCTGTCGGCATCAGGGCAAGGATGGCGGGCAGGTGCGTGCTTCGCATGGCGCAGCTCGTCCATCCGCCGCTGTTGGTGTCCGAGCTGTTCATGGCTTTCGTGTCCGCGTAGCAGTCGTGCATCTGGAAGGTCAGCGGTGCCTTCCCGCCGGATGCGTAGGTGTCGTGGTTCTTGCCGATGATGTCCACCTGATAGCTCGCACCGTTGATGGTCATCGTCTTGCTGTTGCCCACCACCCATGTGCTCGGCACGCTGCCCGAATGGCACGCCGCGATGATGGCAGACCAGTCATTATCCGCAAAGTTGTCCTTTAAGAAGCTCAATGCCAGCGCGTAGCTATCCGTAAAAGTGACGCTTTTCGTATCGGACGTTTGCCCGTTCAGCGTAGCCTTGACGCTCCATGTACCCGCCTCCGGAACAGTCAGCACACAAGAATTATTGACCGATGTGCCGCTCACGACCTTGCTTCCTTTCGTGGCGGTAACAGTTGCACCAGATGTCACAGACACGACGATCTTCAATTCCGTACCAGTCTTTAGGACTCCAGCAATCTGATCCCCGGCGGCATTGTGCGCCGTTGCACCTTCCAACAGGGTTCCCGGGGTAACGCTGTCTCCCGTCAGGTCGATCAGCGTATTTCCCGCGAAATCGACTTTACTGACGCCCATATCAAACCTCCGCGGCCTTGCCGATGGTGACGGTCTTACCGCCAGCAGAATTGTCCGCCTCGTTATAATAGATGGCGTTGACGACCACCTGAGACAGATAATCATAACCCTCATCCGGGATGACGGTCTGCGACGTGGTCAGCGGATCGACCGTCTTGGTCTGGACGGTGATGGCCTCACCGCCGTATGTGCCCTCGACGCCGAGGATGGTAACACCCTTTTTGATGTTGGCCGCAATGATCTTCGCTGCCTCGTCGGGGTCGATGACGCACTTGCCGGAGCCGTCGTGATAGCCCAGCGGGACGATGAACTCGCCATTGACCGTGCTGATCTTCGCGGCGACTGCGCCGTTGTTCGGCATCTCGCCGGTGATCATCGTGCCGCGCGCGCCTGCCGTCTTGCCGATGAGGATTTCCGACGCCTTGACCGTTGCGCCCGAGGTGTCGAGGTCGAATGTGCAGGAGCCTGTGTGGATCTCGCCGTCCGGGCCGTGGAACTTGTAGCCGAGAAGGACTTTTCCGTCCGCGATGGTGTCGGCAGTCAGGTCGATCAGGACAGTGCCGCCGTAGATGATCTTGCTTTTACCCATTTTTATACCTCCGATGCAATATAAACTGTGTTCCCAGTGGGATTGGATGTTTCGTAATACGGAATCTTGGTGACGGTCACGTCCTTGTTGAGCGTCTTTCCGGCGGTCTCAAGGACGGTCGGCGCGTTGGCCTTTGGGATGACCGTGTATTCGCCCTCATAAGGCTTGCCGCCTGCTACTTGCACTATTTGGGCAGGATCGATGCGCAAATTGATGGGCTTTCCCTTTACTTGCAGTCGGATCATTGGTACCCCTCCGTTTTTAGGAGGTCTTCCACGTCAACCTCAAGTTTTTCTGAATAGTCCGGTGCGCCATTTTCCCTTGTAAATGCGAATTGTACCATGCACGGCGGAGATTTCAGGCCATTCACAATTTTCTTTGGTGTCAGCTGCATTGCATCCTCAAACGGGATGCGGACAACCATCGTTTTTTCGTCAACAATTTCAGGGGTGTACTGGAAAAACTTATTCGACTGACGGACGTAGAACTCTGGTTTCGAAATCGTTGTGAGATCGACACCATCGACAGTCACGGCCAAATCATTCCTGATCTTGGATTTCATCGTTGCCACCTCCGTCGTCAAAGTCTTCTCTGGAAATATCCGCGTTTTCTCTTCGCTGCATGATCTTCTCAACTTCGTCCGGCGTCAACCACGGCAGCTTATTCAGAATGGTTTCATCATCCAAATATGCCGCCGCCATAAGAACCATCTGTGTTTCCTCGAGCTGGTTGACGATCTTCGACCGGACGAAGGACGGCTCATCATCAATTCCGACAATCTCAAAAAGAAGGTGCAGGAAGTCCCGCACACAATATTCAAACTGATCAACCTTGTTGTCCATCGGCTGATATGCCGCGCGAATCTCCGTCGCTGTTTTTTGTCCGCCCTGAAGCGATTTCACATCGAGCATTTGCGCATCGCGGTACAGATCGTCATTCAGGCGATTCAGAAGTGATTCTCGCGCGTCGACCGGAACTGCCAGCGTGTGGGCGTCAACCTTTGCCCCATCTTCATCGACCATCGCAACGCCGAGCTTGCGCATGGAATCCTTAAACTTCGCCATATCGATTTCATCCATGCCGCCAGCATTGGATATCGTCCAATAAATAATAGACGCTTCATCCACGGTGTTTGCAAATCCGGAAGAAATGAGATCATAACAGTCAATTTTCTCCCGCATGCCGACAAACTCAGACTGTTTCGCGCGGTTTGCATACATCGGAATGACAGGGAAGCCTGGATAATTTCGGTATTCCATAATCTCCGTCCCATCGGCCACCGAGGACGCCACAACCGCCACATAGCCGCGCTTCGGCTTGAGCACTTCCATCTGCTTCCCCTTCCGGCGGATGTACTGCGTGAATCCATCGACTTCAAAAAGCGTCGCCCGGAGCGGTTTATCACTGGACACCTGCCACCATCGGATTCCCGCGCGTAAAGCGCCGGTTTCCTCGTCGAGCAGTGGCACAAACTCGAGCGCTGTAAACGTTTCAAGGTGGTCGAGATTCCAAAAGCCATAGGCCACGCCAGCAACAATCGAATCGTGCCCGATATCCTGAAGTCGGTTGTCAAACGTTGGCCCGAGCCGTTCCTTGTGGCTTGCATCTTTCAGCGTTACTCCATTCCCGAGCAAATATTGCGTCTCCTGCGTGGCAAACGCCGAAAAGAAATTGCTGCGGAGCTTATAGTTTGCGGAATAATTGTCCGGTATCGCCTGCCCGGACAGCGTATAAAGGAGCTTCTGATAGTTCATGATTGTCACGTTTCTGTGCTCATCATATTCCCGAGCTGTCAGTGCCGTCTTATACAAGTCCGTTGCTTTGTACGAATCAATCGCGGATATCACAAAATCCATCCGCGCCTGTTCGCCCTTTTCGGCGATCTCTAAAAAATCCTGATATGTTTTCATTTCTCACCTCATAACGCCAAATCTGGAATCCATTCATGCGGCTTAAACGCCCGCCGCAGAACCGTCATGGCAAAATAGCGTGTTTCGTCCATCGCGTGGTCGTTCTCTTTGACGGGTTTGTCGTTGTCCTGCTTCTCGTCCCAGCGGTATAGACCGAACTCTCGGATTGTAGCGGCGCACCGACGATGGATTATGATTTTCCCGTTAAGCAGATAATCAGCCACACAGCGGATTCCGTTTGCAACATCGTTGTTCGCTTGCCGCACCTTGAACCCGCTGCGCCGCCGTAGCGCCTCGATAAACGATGCCGCAGACGGGTCAACAATAACCGCAGAAATGGCGCGTGCGCCCGCCAGCGCCGCCACCATATCACAATATTCCTCGTCCGTTTTCTGCTTCTTCAGCTCGCGCCCGTTGTAATAGACCTCATTCACACGGACGGCACGACCATTCCCAACACGCCACAGGCCAGCAGAAAAGGGATTCATGGTGCCATAGTCGATGGAGATGTACCACTCGCCGCTGTCCGGTTCCTCGTCCGTGATACACTGCTCTCCGAACATGGGATAGATCAAACCCTCCGCAATGCACCGCTCACCGAGGATGTCCCGGCGATACCAAATACTGCCCGTGTCATACTGCGCTTCAATTTCCGCCAACCGCTGCGGCGTGATCGTCGCATTGTCCCGAATGGTAAAATGCTGGTAGTTGTACCGCGCACCCATCCTCTCTGGGAATTTATCGATGTAGTGCTCATATATCCAGTGGCCGGGTGCCGATGGGTTCAAATCCCAGAACGCCCGCCGAACCCGCGCCGCGAGCTGCCGGTTAAATGCTTCCTTGATTGTATCCTCATGGTGAAGGTTGATCTCGGTTGCAATCCACATCCCATAGGAGTTGCCGCGAATCTTCTTGAAACTGTCCGCTTTCGCGCCGCCCGCGAATATCACGACGTAATCCCGCTTATGTGAGCGGATAACCAGTGCTTCATTTCCCTTATACTTCGTCCATCGGCATCGGCCACGGAAAAGATACTCCAATCCGTAGCCGTTCGCGTCCCCGATGTTCAGTTTCGCGTTTGCCGCCGTGGAGCCTGTTGCAAGGTGGATGCGGTCAGGCGTCCCTTTCTCGATCAAATAGGCAAATGCCGCAATGTTGTCGATGGTCTTACCGGCACGGACCGCGCCCTCCGCTACGGAAATCGTCGCCCGCGTCGCCGCCGCGATATATGCCTTATGCTTCTCGCCGAACTTCGGTTGAAGGGTCTGCGTAATCATTCCATACCAGCTTCCGCCAGATACGCGGAAGTGTCCTCCATGTCAACCGATTCCTCTGGGTTATCCTTCTGGCCGAGATACTGCTTCCCGAGCCAGATTGCCATGTTTGCATTTTTCTCCGCCAATCTCCACTGGCTTCTCCTGAGCGATATTTTCCCGGCTCCACGCTTTTGTTTGAAAACTTCGTAAAAACCAGCACCATAGGTGCGTTTGCACCATGCCTCAAGCGTTTTATCTGCTACACCGAACCAGCCGCAGATTTCCTCAAGCGTGCATTGCAGGCCGCATAGATTCTCGAACTGCTTTTGATCTATCTCCTTTTTCGGCCTTGCCATATACGCCCTCCTTCCTTCGCTGGCGTTTGATGAATTTCTCCATATCCCGCTTTAAGTACGGGCTGCTTGTCTTATCAATGATCGCCTGCGCTTCTTCAATTGTCATGGAGCAATACCGCCTTTTCTCCTGTGAATTTCTCCCACCGATCAATAATGACATCGGCATACTTCGGATCAAACTCCATGCAATATGCGTGTCTCTCGTTCTGCTCTGCTGCCATGATCGTTGTGCCAGAACCAGCAAACAGGTCAAGAACATTCTCGCCCGGTTTACTCGAGCACTGCATCTGATAGTCAAACAGCTTAATCGGTTTCATGGTCGGATGCTCTGCTGATCTCACTGGCTTATCAAAATTGAGAACAGTGGTCTGCCTTCGGTTTTTGAAGAAGTAATGCTTATGGCCTTCCGTCCATCCATACAAGCACGGCTCGTGCTCGTCTTCTTCAATCTCGCTCTCGCCATAGAGACAAGGTTCATGCTTCCATTGGTAATCCTGCCGCCCCATGACCATGCTGTTTTTTACCCAAATCAAGCACTGCCTTACTCGGAGCATTGCGTCTCTGCACGCCCCGCGGAAGTTATACCCTTCGCTATCGGCGTGCCAAATGTAAAACGGTGCGCCAGGTTTCATAACCATCGCCGCATTGGAGAAGGCATCCGTCAGAAACTGCCGGAACTCCTTATCTTCCATTTTATCGTTGGCAACAGTCTTCCCATCCGTCCGCCTATTTCTCTTTTTTGCCTCTTCCGGCGTTTCGTCCATGCCAAGCATCACATTGTACGGAGGATCGGTGAGAAGAAGATCGATTTGTGCCTCCCCAACAAGCCTTTGTACGTCCGTCAAGGACGTACTATCTCCGCACATCAAGCGATGGTTCCCGAGTTGGTACACATCACCAATCTTGCTTTTTGGCTCCGCAGGAAGAACAGGATCATAATCATCCTCCACAACAGAGTGGTTTAGCTCGTCGCGAAGTCCCCAGTCGAAGTCGAACGCCGACAGGTCAAGACCGGGCAGCTCATCAGCCAGAAGGTCAAAGTCCCAGTCGCTTTCGTTGCTCTTATTGTCCACCAGCCGGAGGGCGTTCACTTGTTCCGGCGTCAAATCGTCCATACTGACACACGGCACCTCGTCCATGCCGAGCTTCTTTGCAGCCAGCGCGCGGCAGTGACCGATGATAATCACATCGTCGCGGTCTACCACGATCGGCTGCACAAATCCATACTGCCGGATGCTCTCTGCCACATTAGCGATTTGCTTTTTGTCGTGCTTTTTCGCGTTCCCCGGATATGGGGTGAGTTCAGATAATTTCCTGTTTTGTACGTTCATTGTTTCTCCTTCCTCTTCCTTCTCCTTGGAGCTGCCCGCCAAACTCCAAATATCCCGCATAAAGCACACCAAATACAAAAAGGAGGTTCCGCAGATTCCGCTGCGTAGCCGGTGAAGGAAGAAACCGTAGGGGGTCGGCAAGCCCCTACGGTTACATTATCGCATATATTCTTCTCAAAATGCCCACAATAGTGGGTTAAAGGAAATTTTGCCGCCCCAAAAGGTAGTCCGTTGACACTTCAAAAAAATCCGCGATCTGCGCGAGGGATGAGGCTGTCGGTTCGCGGTCTCCGCGTTCGTACTGGCTTATGACGTTTTTGGACATCCCGCAGCACTCGCTTAGTACCTTTCGTGAGATTCGGCGTCTCTCCCGCAGCCTTTTAAGCCTCACAGGGAATACCGTGTTAATTTGTTGCTGCTCCATCGACTTCCTCCGCATCATCATCAAGCGAATCAAGCATTCGTTGTGCTCTTATGTGCAGGCCCTTTGCCTTGATGTAAACCGCGATCCCAAGCGCCGCCCACTCAATCAACACCAAGATATTTAGAATATCGATAATCAAGTTATCTCTCCTCCGCTCTTCAAACATTCCTCGCACGGCAGCGGCCCGTTCTCATCCGAATCCAGAAACCGTTCGTAGAGATCGCACCACCACGCGATGCAGAATTCACAGCTATTACAGTTCTTCATCGCCGTCACCATCTAATATTTCTTTGATTTTCTCTGCGTTGCCCTTGATAATGTCCATAACAATATCGCTTTGGATATGGTTGCAAACACAGCTTTATATCTTGGCCCTGCGTTATAATACGAGGTAAAGGTTGTACCATCCTCCGCCATTGCAACGGCGCAAAGTGACGTAGGATGTATTTCCAGCAGTGTGCCCAGCGCTTCTTCCAGCCATGCGGAATATTCCTGCTTTGTAATGTCTTCCATTATCGCCCCGTGCTCCCGAACCCGCCGGTTCCTCTCTCGGTGTCCTCCAACGAATCCACCACTTCCAGCTCCGGCAGCAGACATGGCAGGATCACCAACTGAGAGATTTTATCACCCTTCCGCACCCGGTACGAACGATCCGAGTGGTTGTAGAGCTTGACCACGATGCTCCCTGTGTAACCAACGTCGATCACACCCTCGCTGGTAATCCCATACTTGACGTTCAATCCGCTCTTGCTCTTGAGAAAACCGACCGTGTTTTTGGGAAGCTGGATATGTACCCCTGTATCAAACAATTCGCTGCTTCTTGGGTAGATGTAAGTATCATCGTCCGCCGAATAGAGGTCAAGACCCGCGTCGAACTCATGCGCCCGTGTCGGCATGATCGCCCACGGCTCCAAAACAATTTTCATAGCAGTTTTTTAATTCCTTTCTGACCGCATAGAGCTTGATTTCCAGCTCCGTGATTTTCTCCTTGATCTCCTTGTATTCTTTCTCGTCGACCTCCGCAACAGAGATCACCTTGTGGCATTTCCGGCATTCGTACCGTCTCCGTTGCAGTATGCCGTTCTTTTTGTAAGGCCGGACTTCCAACGAGTAAAATTTTCCGCCACAAGCGCATCTCATTTGTTCCACCAGTCCTTTATCAGCTCGTTCCGCTCAAAGAACGGCTGGAAGTACCCGCCGCAGACCTTTTGCAGCACATAGTCGATTCTCGCAATCGCTTCGTCGGATTCCGGCTTGCACTGCCATGCGACGCCGTACTCGGATTCCAGCTGCGTCAAGGTCTCCATCAGCTTCTTCGCCTTTTCGGGCGTGCGGACGAAACCGCACTCATAGGCCGCCACCAGAAGAAGGTCACACGCCTTCTGCGTCCCAGCGTCCACGCCGGCATCAAAATACTGCTTGTTGCTGTTCCTGATCCGCTTTGCCAGCTTTTCCATGCTGTTCCTCCCTTTCGCACTCTTTCACCGCCCAGAACAGTTTGAGATACGCTTCGCGCTCATCGTCCGTATCTAGCGGCATGAGCTTCGGGGCCATCAGCCTCCATGCCTCCATGTACGTCATGCCTGTCCCTCCTTGCACGGCTCCATTTCCGGGCACTCGTCCATAAACGCGCACGGCGGAGCCATCAGGCCGCGAAATTCCGGGCAATGATCGAGCACAAGCGTCCGCATCCTCTTGACAATCTCCTGTGTTGCCGGGTCTGCCTTGCGGCACAGGCGCTTACTGGCGACAGTCAACAGTTCTTCCGCGTTCATGTACCAGATCATATCCACCGGCGCGTCCTGCCGCGCTGCGTTCCTGTCATAGTCGCTCTGGCGGTCGTTGCGCTGGCTTTTGATGAACGGGACGGAATGGACGTGCCGCGCAAGGTGTGTGCTGACGTAGTACGGCACGTTGTGAAGGTAAAACGCGAAGTTCAGCGTCCGAATTGGACTGTGCTTCGCCCGGAGCATCCTGTGCCTCCATTCCATGTCCGGTGCTTTTCCCGAGTGCTTCCCAATCGTGACCAGCGCACAGTTCTTGGCAAACATCCAATCTTCTTCCCCCGGCCACTTCAAAAGTGTGATTTCAGTGTTCATTGTTCCTCCCCTCGCCTTACGGATCGATCCCCAGCGCGCCCGGAGGCCCTTTTATGCCCTCATCGCCGACCTCGATCCCAATAGCTTTCGCCCAGCTGATGAGCTTTCCGCCGCACGCATCCGGGTTCAGCTCAATTCCCAGAACTCCGGCCCACGCTATCACAGCAGCATATTTGTCGGCCAGATTCCGCTTTGCATCCGCGACCGCCCCGACAACCTCGCGCGCTGCTTCCATTCTACGCGCAAGTTGCAGCCTTCCAACCGCAAGGTTCATCTCGCACGCGGCGTGCTGCAATTCATTGCCGACCCCATCCTCGCCGATCTTCTTGTAAATTTTTAATTCCAAATCGCTTCTCATTGTTCCTCCTCATAACTCGGTGTCATCAGCCGTTTCCGGTTCTCGCAAATCAGCTTCTTCGCTTCCCCCAACCGGCCTTTGATCTTCTCAAAATTTTCATTCACCTTCATTCCCTCCATCCATCAGAGCGCCGCATCTGGGGCAATATTTCGGCAGATTTCCGAACCATCCAATCAGTTCGCCGCACTGACTGCATTTTTCACCGTTGTTTACCTCATCAGAGAAAAAGTCATCTTTAATCCAGTGCCCATGCCGCACCGGCGCATCGTTTACCCGCTTATTCCAAGACTCGGTGGCTTGCTCTTTGGTGTCGTAGATATACACGCCACTGACTATGCCGCCGTCCACCTCGTATCTCGCAATCGGGCATTGTTGGTTTTCTTCGTGAGTATGCCTAATCATAAAACCCACCCCGCTATAAGGTCTCAACGCATAATCTTCATCGTGAAGATTTCCTTCATCGTCGCACAGGACGATCTTGGCCGAGCCGCCGCAGAACGGGCACGTCTTTAACTTATCCATCCCGCACCTCCACATTTGCTTTTTCCAGCAGATCATCCAGACAGGACTCGTCGCTGCACCCGATAAACGTCCCGTCCTCGTCGTAGTACTGATAGGCGGTATACGGTCTGGCCTCGATCCCGGCATATTTTCGGAGCAGGTCGTGTCCGTCCTCGATGTCAAATGAGCACGCTTCTTCGAGTTCATCCATCTGCGCCTGAGTTATGTATTTAGCCATCCTTCATACCCTCCTTTTCTTTCGACGCTCCGGGCAAAACCACCCGCGTTTCCCAACGCTCCATCCGTATCTTCTCGCAATCGAAACGGCGGCAGAATACGAAACTGCGTGGTTTATCCAGTTATATGTGGCTCCGCACGAGTCGCAAGAAAAGTAAACGTTATACGCCATCCTTCTTTCCCTCCAATCCCCATTCCTTCAAAACCATATCCTTGCGCACCATGCAGGCAGCATTTGCCGGAAACATAAACGTCTCATCCGTAGAGCATCGTGCATAGTGCTCGCAGTGGAAGCATTCTCCCAGCACCACCGCGGCCTGAACACCAAGCCCCTCGGCCTGCTTTTCCGGCGGCAAATCCTCCATAAATGCCGTACAATACGTGTCAGCCATCTTTTCCCGCCACCTCCTCAAAGTAGAATTTGATCGGCTTTTCGTTTTGAATGACATTCCCGTAAACCACGCCGACCTTGTAGATGTAATTCTCGCACAGTTTGCGCGGAATCTCTGCAATATACCGCCGGAAGGTTTCCAGAGAATTTGCCCGCTTGTAGTGGTTGCACATCCGGCATGACGGCATAAGGTTTGAAATATCATCCGTTCCGGCATCTTCAATGCCCCACGCTCGCAGCGGCAGGAAGTGGTCTACCTGCATATCTCGGATGTCGATAGACCGTCCGCAGTAGGCACAGTGGCCGTCATACTTTGCATAGACCGCTTCTCGCGTTTTCTTGCCGAAGCTCATGCCTTTCCCTCCATTTCCGCCAGCGCCTTTTCAGCTTCTTCGCGCGTCAAAAAGACGGTTTTGCCGAATCCCTTTAGCGCTACGCCATACTTCCGCCCCCTGGCCCCTATTGGCTCAAGGCCAACAAATCCGATCTCATTACCAAGGCCGATCTGCTTGACCTCGCACTCGCTTATATGCTTATCCGTGTCCAGTAGGGCAAACACCTGCTGACCCACCTTGCACGGCAGGATGATTGCGCGCCCCTCCTTATCGGCCATGGCCAGCTCCCGCAGCTCTTCAATCTCCTTCTGGTCGCGCTCGATCTGGTCGGCGGCCGCATACACCATTCGTATGCACTCGCCAAGATCACACGGGCACGTTACACATTCGTGCTTTCCGCAAAACCGCAGCGCCTTGACCAGTTCTTCCAGTTTCAAATTCATATCAAATCCTCCCGAAATTCTTCTAATACTTCCTGCCCCGGAAGCACATCGTTCTCCATCCACATGTGGAACACATCCACTCCCGTCTGCCAGTTCCCGCCTTTTCCAGCGATCCGGCGGTTCTCCAGCATCCGATCGAACGCCCGGATATACGCCTGTTTATGCTTCGGCCATCTGGTGAAATCCTCCAGGCGTTTTCGTTTTGACGCCAGTGGACAGCCGATACACCCCACGCGGGATAGCCCGCAGCCATAAAGCGGATTCATGCAGATCTTTTCTTCCTCCACGTAATCCCATACGTCTTTGTCCTCCCATCCGATGATTGGATTCACGATGCGCTTTCCTTTCATCTTGCAGTTTTCAAACTGCATCCGTCCCTCATCGTTGTCCTCCATCAGCATGAGTTTCTGCTTCGCGTTGTGTGCCTGCACTTCGATCAGCCCCCGCCCGTTCCTGCGCTTCGGGCTTTCCGCCCAGCGGACACCGGTTGCAATAAAGCGCCCCTTTCCACTGACTTCTTTCAATTTCTCGCAGCAGTACCGCATGAGCCTCGTCGGAGGCATCATTTTTTTCGGTATTAAATTCCACATGGTAACGCGCTTCCCGTCCGACTGGACGTGCGCGTCGATACTGCACTTTACGCCCTTTTCCTCCATTCGTCGGAATGTGTCCCGCACATGATAGACCGTTTCCGGCGCATCTGCCGTGGTTAGGGAGTGTAGGACTTCAAATGGAATACCGCTGTTTTCCGCCAGCCGGAGCAGCACGTCGCTGTCTTTTCCGCCGGAGTATGTAATCATAAGAGGCTGCTCGTATAGCTTCAAGCTCTGCGCCGACGCAAATCGCAGCGCCTCAAACGCACTATGTTCCAAGTTCACTACAACAGTCCCGCCTTTCTCAGCCGCTCTACTCTCTTACACCGCTTCTTCGCGTCCGCAGTGTAGGCGTCGCGGCTCCGTTCGACTTCTCTCGCCCGATATTCCGCCTGTTTCGCTTCCTCATATTCCAGATACAGATCGCACTTGGCGTGGCATCCCACTGCCCGAGTCGGACAGTCCCGTTCACATGGCGGCTTCATCCGAGATCACCACCCTCATGTAATTTTCATCGTGGAAAAAGCTGTGCTTTTCCCGGTAATGCCGCCGGTCATCGTCCCGGAGCAGCCAACCCTTCAAGGCATCCACGGTCATCTTCTCAATCGCCGCATGGTTGTCTATGTCCATGCGGGTGTTGTGCCAAAAGGAGATGGACACAGGCTTTTCAAACAGCCGAACCGGAACGCCCTGTTGTCTCAGGCACAGCCGCACAAGCGCTTCAAGGTCTCTGGCGTCCGCTGCCCGGACGTGGTGGTTCTTGCCTGCCCAGTAGGCGTTCAGCCCGTAACGCTTCGTCCACGCGCTCTTGCGGACGGGATAGGGCACAGTGAACTCAATCGTCATGTTCCGGCTCCTTCGGCACCCACAGGTGGCAGTTATAACGGGACAGTTCTCCCGGCTTCGGCTTCACCCGGCACTTCTTACCGCAGTTGCCGCAGCATTTCTCTGAGATCACAGCAAGAGTTTCAACCGCATCCTCCAGCAACAGTTGCTTTTCGTCAGTCGCTTGACGTGCCGCCTCGCGCTCCTTTTTGATCTCATCCAGCACATGGTTTAGCCGGAGGATTTCGCGGGCCTGTCCGTCGGCATGGATTTGAAGCTCGTAGAGCTTCGAGGGGTTTTCACAGTGCTTGCAGGCGATTGCCCGCGCCAGTTTTTCAAGCAGCATTTTCCGTTCCTTTCCCGCTGCATCTGCGCAGCGTTCCGCGCGGCTAAATAGCCGCAGTTCGTCGTTTTCATTCCTTGATCCTGATCGGGAGCACCATTTTGATGTCAGCCGTGTTCGTTCGGATAATTACAGGCGTTGTCGGCGTCCAGAACTCCAATACGATTGGATTCTTGAACGTCTGACCAGCGCTGACCTTTGCGGCCTGAAGCGCATTTAACAGGTAATTCCCGTTGAACCCGATCCTGAACGCCGGTTTGTCCTTCGGGATTACTTTCTGCCACTCAAATCTCTGTGAGACATCCGGCTGTTCGAAACCGAAAAGCGCCCCAGCGCAGCGGATCTGTACTTCATTTTCGACCTTCTCAATCGTCGCGTACTGCTTCTTCGGCAAGCGGAACCCGCCGCGAATGTATACCGTGAAGTTCTCATCACAGGAACCAATCACGGAGTGTTCCACACTCAGGCGATAGCCGTCGCAAGCGTGAGCCGTCACGCGCTGGATCTCGGCATCGAAGTCCAGACGGATGTACTCTTGCTCTTTGTGCCGCGTGCTGGTGCCGCAAAACTGCTTCGTCGCATCCATGATGCGGTTGAAGTCATTTCCTAAAATCTTTGCTTTCATGTTTCGTCCTCCATCATCCGTGCAATGGCCTGACGCTCCAAGTCGGTGAGCTTATCGCCGTGCCTTTGAACGCCATAGCCCGGTTTTGCGTGATATTTACTCTCCGGCGCTGCAAGCTCGTCCTCCCAGCGCCCCTGATTCAGCCATGTGGCCGGATTCGGGATAAAGCGCCCATTATCCGTCGTCCATTGCTCGCTGCGTGTTTGCTGCTCTATGGCCGACAGGAGCGTTTCGATCGGCACTTTGACCTTCGCAAACGCCTTTCTCGCATCCCCTTTTCCAACTTTCCGAGGGTACGCTTTCCAGAATACGTCAAACTTATCGTCCTTACGTTCCTTCTCAGAAATAGAAACACTTTCTTTTCTATTTCCATTTCCATTTCCTAAAGGTAATACCGTGGTATTACCGTCAGTGTTACCATCCGGTATACCAGAAGGAGCGTTTTCCTTATTCCACCGTTTGGCAATGTTCTCTCGCTGACGCTGACAATGCGCGTCCCGTTTTTCGATTTCCTGCTCCATACGGTGGTTGTAGTACTTCCCTTCCTCGTCCTGCCGGAACTTGCTCATGACCTCGTCGGACGGCTTCTTGACCGCCCTTGTGATCTCCTGCATCGTCATGTGCCCCCGTTCCCTTTGGAGACACAGGAGCGTGATATACTGCCCACGCTCCCGCATATCCATCAGGGCACAGCCGGAGAGGAAATCCGACGTGTAGAACAGGACAGCAGGGTCTTTGTTCTTTGCCATACCTCATCACCACGGCAAGGTGGTATCGGTGTCCTCGATCTCACTGAAACCGCCTTGCGGGTCGTATTGCGGTTCACCCTGCGTCGTCTTGTCTCTCTTGGCCTCGCCAAAGTAGACGTGATCGGCAAGGATCTCCGCCGAGCGGCGCTTGTTGCCCTCTTTGTCCTCCCAGTTGCGGATCTGCAACCGACCTGTGACAATGGCCATCTGGCCTTTTGAGAAGTATTTATCGACGAACTCTGCCGTTTTTCCAAACGCGACAACATCAATCCAATCCGTTTCTTTGTTTTGATCCGCGGAATAGTCCCTATCAACGGCGAGCGTTACAGAAGCGACGGAAGTTCCTTTCTGCGTTATTCTTATTTCCGGGTCTTTCCCGCAGCGACCCATAACGACAATTCTATTCAGCATCTTTTTTATACCTCATTTTCATGTGCATCCTTGCGTGTTCACGCATATTTGTTAGCAATAGGTTCTCCGGCCTGTTATCGGCTTTGTTTCCGTTAATGTGGTGGACGTACTCTTCTGTTAAGAGCGGTCGCCCAAGAACGCGCTCCATAACTAGCCGATGCTCCAAGATAAAGCCATGCTTATCTGAGTTTGGATTCTCTGGCACATAAACCAGAATGTAGCCATCGCTGTGCTTTTTCCTCGGATAACGTCTGCTATCACCAATCGCGTCCCATACTGGCCGCATCTTTTTTCGCGTCTCTTCGCTCATTCTGCGGCCATATGCTGGGCAATCAGAACCTTTTCTCCCGATTCCCGGATGCCTGTTGTTCTTCCATGTGTACTTGGCGGCTTCACTTTTGCTTAAAACCATGACGCCTTGCTCTTTCAGAAAGGCCGACATTGCCTTGCGATCTACGCCGAAAAACTCAGCGGTTTTCCTTACGCTATGTGTTGCCTTGTAAAAACTTACGGCTTCTGGGTCAATCATTAAGCTCTCCTTTCCTGTAAATCAATTTTGTTTCATCCCAATCGGGATACTTGCTTTTTAGATAATGCTCTATCGTGCTCTTAAACGGCCGCCGTAGGTACGACTGATCGTATAGAAAATGGCAGGTATCACACAGCGTTATGATGTTCTCGGCGATTCCAAGCCCGCCGTGTGAGCGCGGTATGTAGTGGCACCAAGGGCTTCCCGGTCTACCGCAAACGATGCAGTAGCCGCCGTCACGCTCCATAACGGCCTCCTTTACAGAGGCGGGGATACTAGTTGCCTTTGTCTGTTTGTGCAGCTCTCTCACCCCATTCCAGGTTCATCCGCGCCAGCTCGTCCGGCGTCAATGTCTCAATGCCCAAACTCTTTGCATCCTCGACGGCCCGGTCGATGATCCGTCCCATCTGCTTTGCGTTGTATCGGGACGAACCGTAATAGGCGCGGATCACAAGGTTGTCTCCGTCCTGCTGGTAGTCCACTTCCTCGGTCGGCCAGCCTGTCCCGAGCATTGACCACGCCGTCCGGAATGTCGCCGCTTCGTCGCGGGAGAGATGGAAGTCCTTGAACACGCCGACCTCCTTGATGTACTCGACGTAGAGGTCTTCCTTCGTGCGTCCGAGCTTATCCGCAATCTGGTCGCACAGCTGCCAGAAGTAATTATTCGAATCAAGGCTCCGCTTCTTCCGAAACTCCTTGATCTCCGCGACGTACTTTTTGCCGGGGTTCATGGTTTCGAGGAACATTTGTGCCTTGCGCGGCACATCCGCTTTGATACGGAGCCATGTGCCAGATGCATCCATCATCCAATCAGCCTGCTCGAATGTAAGCTCCGTCAACGGGCATCACTCCTTTCCGCAAGCATCGCGCCAGATACCGCAGGCGCGGCAGATATTCGTATTCAATCCATTCGGGGGCGTATTTGACCGGGTGATAGCTCAACCTGTCCGGGTCAATTTCCCGGAACCAGTTTTCGTAATCCTCCGGCTCCAAGCGGTATGCCACGATGCGAAGCCGCTTTCCGGTGGTGTACATTTCGACCTGTGCCTGCATCCAGTACGCGCGGGAGACCTTGAACGCGGCGCTTTTGTGGGTCTTGATCTCGGAGATTTCCTCCGCGTCCTCGCCGTCGAGGTTCACCCGGAGCCGGAGACCGTACTTCCGAATCTGCCTGTCCATCCGCTTAATGCCGATGAATTGCAGGATGCGGTGTTCGTATGCCGTGCCCGTCTCCATTTCCAGATTGGTGAAGTGGTCACGGTTCAGGCCGAGCTTTTGCAGCCAGAACCGGCGAAAGGTCTTTGTGCCCCAGCTCCCCATGATCGTTGCCGTGTCTGACGCGCCAAACCACCCGCTGCGGTCATGGTCGCGAATCATAGCTTTTTGAGCATCTGCTCGAAGGTGTTGACCTGATCGAACATTTTGAGAATGGAATCAAACTGCTTCTTATTCAGTCCAAGTCCCTTGCAAATGCCCTCCACGGTGTACCCGTCCTGCATCTTCTGCGTCAAAAGCTGCTCCACGCGCTGCTTGATCGCGAAGATGTTGTGGGTGCTCAGGTCATCAACTCCACCGTCCGTGTCCTTCTCCGCCGTCCAGAGCTTAAACCCAAGACCGGTGTAAATCGCCACACCCTTGACAAAGGCGCGGGCGTGGGCGTTGGAAATGCGGAGCTGGTTCAGCGTGTCCGCATAGACCACCAGCGCACCGTTGAGAAGCGGATAGTCCATCGTGTACGTCTTATCGTCGATGTGAATATCGACGGACACGAAATAGCACCCAGTGCTCCGCTTGTTTTTGTCCGCCGTTGCGTAGTGGCAGAACACATAGCTCCCGGCCGCATTGGTGCGCGGCGTGAAGTAGACGCTCTCCGCACCGTTCTCATGCAGCAGCATCTTGCAGTTGCCCCAAGAGAGATAGGGCACTTCGATCTGTTTGCCGTTTTCGTCCTTTGCCTTCCGCTTGTCGCAGTACGGCATCACGTCGAGCTGCACCAGCTCGTTAAATGATTTCAGCATATTGTCCTCCTTACTCGATCACGCGCTTATCGAATCCTAACTGCTCCATGATGAAGTCCATCCCGAGGTTTTCCACCAGAAATGCCATAACTTCGTTGGCTGGATCGTATCTGTCCTTGCGTTCCAGGCATTTGAAGCGCCCGCATGTACCTTCCCAGATCTTCTCGCCGGCGTAGACCTCATTCCCGAGCCGATCACAATCACGCGGCTCCGCTTGCTGCGGGTCTTTGGAATAATCAATTTCCGGTAACATTTCTGTCCTCCAATCTGTACTTCGCAAATCTCACGACTTCGCCAAACCGGTTTTTCTTCTGCACGATCTCGCTCGTGATGGGCCAGCCCTCCGCCTTGAGATCCGCTACCCGCGCCGCCAGCCGGAAGCATCCGTACTGGTCAAGCGCTTCAACTGGCGTGATGGAGCCGATGGTCTGAAGATGAAACAGAATCTTATCGCACTGCGTCATCTTTCTTTTCCTCAAATTCGCCGCACATGATGTTCTCCGGGCGTTTTTTTGCGATGATCTTTCGGAGAGTTTTATTCGTGATACGGCAGCGCAAACCTGCATAAATGCCATATCCACAGCCAGCCTCGATGCCCTCGCCAGCCTCGATGCCCAAGCCAGCCTCGATGCCCAAGCCAGCCTCGATGCCCAAGCCAGCCTTGATGCCCCAGCCAGCCTCGATGCCCTCGCCAGCCTCGATGCCCTCGCCAGCCTCGATGCCCAAGCCAGCCTCGATGCCCTCGCCAGCCTCGATGCCCAAGCCAGCCTCGATGCCCTCGCCAGCCTTGATGCAGCCTTTGACTTCCAGCCGCCCGGCAAAGATGATTCCTTTCTCGACGATCAAATCTCCCTCGATCTTACGAACATCATCCGTTTTCCCGAACGCGTCCAGCAACCATGAACCATAGCTGAAGTTCTTTTCCGCGCAGCAGTCCAAAAGTTCCTGATACTCCACGCCGTCCGGATACTTGTCCACCGGATATTCCTTCAAAAAGTCACGATAGCCAGCGGCACACGCGCCTTTCTCCTTCAAAAGTTCCTTTGTGATCTTCATAATTCCTCCTAATGGTTGACATTTCGCCAACCAGCCGTTAAAATATGGCCATAGACATATTTTCGATACGGAACGAAATTGTCTGTCACCGGCCGTCCATGTGTAGCGACATGGGCGGCTTTTTCTATCTCATGCGCGGCCTTGCGGATGTTGTCATCCCATTCAACGCTGAACCACCGCCGCCAGTCCACGCATCTTAGTCCCATGCGGCAATCCGCATTTTTCGGGCACGTTGAACACGGGTATCTCATGGGGCGTCACCGTCCCAATAATTTCTCTGTCTCTCTGCGGCTTCCACCAGCGCTTTCCACGCCGCCTTGAGCCGGGAGCCGAGACAACAGATCCAGCCCATCATGCCATCCCGTACCCCACCAGCGCGACAGACATTGTCGCCATCACAGCCGCGTCGAGGCGAAAGCCCCACACAAGCCAGTAAAAGAACGCCGCCATCATGAACACGCCCCCCAGAATCAGGGCCACGCGCTTCATCGTCCGCCGCAGTGCGGCGTACCATTCTCTCTTTGAGATCATCTTCCTTCCTCCTTTTCCCCGAGAAACGCCAGAAACGGCTTTCTCGGTATTTTTACGCGGCTCCCGATGCAGCACACCGGGAATCCAAGTCCGGCGGGGTTCTGCCGCGCCCGAAGCCGCAGCTCGTGGGGATTACACCCCAAAAACCACGAAGCCATCTCCGGCGTAATGATCGGCGCGTCCGATTGCTTTAGTTCTTCCAGCGTCATACGTTCCATGCTTATTCCTCCTTCTTCGGCTGCGCTTCTTTTACAAGAAGCATCCCGTATGCAATGTCGCTCAATCTCTGAATCTCCTCGGCGTCGAGCTTGTCAACGTTAACGCCGACTGTTTTTAGCGCCTGCTTGGATTCCTCGGGCATTTGATTCACCTCGCTTCCATACGACATTTTTATGTCGCTTGATGTATTGTGACTACATTATAGACCCTTATTTTTGTTTTGTCAATAC